GTATAACTCTGTAGAGAATCCACCAGCAGGGTATGCATATCCATAAGTATCAGGATATAAGTCCACAACTTCTGGCTCTCGTTGAATTAACTCGTATGTCATTAGGTTAGTAGGGGCGCCTGAAGACGTATTGATGATAGCAAATATAGCCTCTGGGCCGTATAGGTCTAAGAAGTCAGCATAAGCCTTGTTGTAATTACCACCAGCTGCCACTTCTAGCTGCTTGAAGTCATTATACAAAGCGGTAGATAGTACAGCATTTCCATCATCAAGGGTAGTTAATCCCTGTGGTTGTAGTGGGAATGGGGAAGCTAATCCAAATACACCACGGAAAAGAGTAAACCATTGTGAAAACTTGTTAGTATCTTTTATTAACTGAGCTTGGTCTTCTATGTCATTTAAGTCATAGTTTCCACCGCTAGCTAGATAGTTCATAACAGGAGCAAAAGAAGCTGCATATGCTGCATCAGTTCCAGCAACACCTGCTAGGATACGGCGCCAGTTGCCTGGAAGGAATGCTTCTATAGGGCCCTGGGCCAAGTCAGGCTCACCGAATGGGAAAAGTATTTTATCTATATTCTTTTGCCAAGATAGTGGCGCAATGTTGATTGGGTTAACACCTAACCTGTCTAACGCTAATACCGACATTTGTAGTCCTGGGCCAAAGCCTGGCATAATACTACCTGATGCAAATGCGAAGTTTAATGATTGTGGTGTAGCAGCAATGGCATAAGGGCCTTGCCTGCTAGCACCTTGACCAGTAACTAGGTTTGATAGGAAGTTAAGACCATTACCTAGGAACGGAATAAAGAACTTGCGTTGCCCATCTAATGGGTCATTAAAGAAGAAACCTTGGTTAGGGTCATAATAGTCTTTAGCATCTGTTAAAGAATACAGTGCTGATGACTCTGGCTTTGTAAGCCATTGTAAAGTCTTTTGAATCTTGTATACTTCCATTGGGTTATCCAGAGCAATCTGGCCCCACTTACGGATAGTATCTTCCCAAGCTGCACCGAATGGTGCAATCAAACGTAACTGATGGAATATCAAACGCTTACGAGAAGCATCATAGAATAAATCTGCAACACGCTTGCTAGCTACAAAGGAAGCATACTCGTGAGCTTCAGCTGCGGTGATATTGCCATCACCCTTAGAAGTTTTAAATGCTTTCCATACTGCATGCTCTTTGCCTATTGGCTGTCCCTTAAAGGTTGTTAGTGGAGTCAGAGACTTCTTAGCAACACTACCTAGCTTAGCTACAGCTTCAGCATCTAACGCACCAGAGATATCATAGATAGCATCCCAATATGACTGACGCCATTCTGGGCCCATCGTTGATGTCTTCTCAAGTTTAACAGCAAAGTTAAAGAATCCCTCAGATACACGAGTAAATATCTCGCCAATTTTACCTGTGGTTTGAAACTTAGCTTCAGGAACATTCATAAGCAATCCGTCCCAATTGCCTTTGCCATCAAAAGATTGCTTTAATATATCTGCAAATTCTTCATTAATATCCTTTAGAGCTTTCTTGCCAGATGACATTGCAGCAGCATTACGAATTGAATTCTCTGCAGACTGCCTACCCTTAGGTACTTCAATCTTAAATCCTGGCTTATCGATTCTACCAAAAGCAATTAGATTTTTGATTGCTTGAGAAGCTTCGCCGCCCATACCTGCAGCTTCTTCGATACGTGCAAGAAGGGATACTGCTTTACCACTTTCGTCTACACCAGTAAATAGATAGGTCGTAGCACCTTCTGGGCTAAGTAACCAGTCACGAATCTCAGGCTTTTGAAGTTTAGCAAACTGAGTCCACTCATCTTTACCAGCGCCAGCAAGTAGGTAATCTACCGTAGCCATCTGATTATCTAAAGTAGGACCAGTACGAGCTACCGCTCTACCTGCAATAGAGTTACTAAGAATGCGAATTTCATTAGCAAGACCTTCCCACCAACGAGGATGCCCAAATGCTCTAGGCTGGAATCCAGCAAATGACATAACGCTACGGGCGTCATTATCTATGCCGCTTACTCCAGCAGTCATAAACTTAATATATGATTCAGTTGCGTCGTGAGCAGCAACCTCTGCCACGAATTCATCCTTAGCAGAACCTAGTTTAAAGCTTTCATCTGTTACTGTATTCTTGAATGGGTCAAACTTATTTAATACAGCACGCCAAGAGGAACCACCGTCTCGACCTAGCCACATACCCATAGCCATAAGTGGGTTGTTAAAGAACGATATGTGTCCTGTACCTAAAACACGAATCTGTTCCTCAGCAATGTTACGCATAATATATGCTGGGCGAACAAGTACAATACGCTTCCAAACAGTATTAGTTAAAAAGTCTGTTAACTCTTTGGTGTTTTCTGTAACTTTTCCAAGCCTATTTACAGAAGAAATTACATCTAATAACTCACGAGCATCAGGTAAATATACTACTGAATTAAGATACTCAGAGTCTAGGTGCGGACCAGTAATAGTTACTTTTTTATTTCCAGAAAGTACGTAATCTATTTTTGCTCCAGCTGCGTGGCGGGCTGACCAATAGGTTGACATCTGGTCTTTACCGCTTCTAAATATACGAGTTACTTCTTTAAGTAGCTCTTGATTGATATACTTCTTATCTATATTAGCCGCTAATATCTCATCAAAGAGTCTAGCAGAAGCAGTATAACCTGCCTCAGAAGCGTCATCTGTTAGCGCTACAATGTCAGCTAGCTCATCTAACTTAGCAGCAGATACATTTGTAATACGACCATATGAGTAAATCGCGTCAATCAATCCATCTTTATCAGAGGCATGAATAGCTTTACCTTTAGGTACAACTGTTAAACCTTTATTGTAAGCAGTTACAACTTTATTGTAGAATGGCATCTTACGAAAGCCACGAGCTCCAAGTCCTTTGATTGAATCAACAATCTGAGCTATCTGACCAGGAACAATCCTGGAACTAAGCATCTCTCCAACAGCTTTTCCAGTTGCTGTGCCTCTATCAAGTACACCAGCAGCTACTGTTCCCTTGGCAATATAAGGAGCTAAAGCGCTTAATACTTCTTCACGGTTAGATGCAGCAGCAATAGCCTTTGCCTGCTCAACATTAAAGCCACTACGTCCACCTGCTGACTTACCTAAACGCCAGATTTCTTTCCAGTCTGTAATCTCAGAAAGAGCGTCAATGGCAGGGGCTGCCGCAGAGCTACTTAAGAATCCAGCTACTGCTTCAGGGTCATAGACAATGTTATCATACTCGTCTGACTTTTGAACTCTTTCATTCAGAGCAGCAACAAACTCATCTTGCTTAGCAGCTCTTTCGACTCCTACTAAATTATCTAATTCTCTAGACGCTTGATTCATTCTAGCTGTGAGTTCTTCAATCTCTGCATCAAGAATGGCTTTTTGCTGGTAAGCTTTAGCAGCTTTTACACCAGTTGATGTTCTAGCTACACGCTCTGCTTCGTTTGCTGCTCTTTTTATTCTACTATATACAATAAAAGTGTCAGTCTTGATAGCAAAAGCCAGGTTTCCTAAGGCAACCATTACGTTACCGTAGCTAGTATCAGCATTACCAAAGGTAATAGCATTGACTACTGGGTCAGCTAGATAGAATGGACGCTGATAAGTCCTGTCGCCTACCTTAACATTGACTGCAGCTATATCCATCTGTGCTTTACGCGCTGCAAAGCCAGCACCTGACTCTTCAGATGGAAAAAATCCTGCACCTAAATCTATTTTTTTCTCAGCAACAAGCTGTTTAGCAACCTGAGTGAGCTTTAATTGATTTAAAATAGAACCTGGACCGCTAGATAGTCCTAAATCTTCACGAGTTTTAGTCGGGTCAGTAGGTTGCCGAGTCCAAAAATTAATATCTCCGCGTACCGCTGCATCAATATCTTCTTTTAATGTACGAGCAGAAGCTTGTATTGCTTCTCCTGGGGTTTCGCTTATAATAGCAACGCCACGAACAAGACCCTTTAGGGTTGACCATAGCTTACCACGGAACTTACTATTAAACTTTTCATTAGAAATACGTTGTGCTTCAGCAAAAGCATCTAATTCTCGCTGGGCGCGAGTCTGTGCATCAATGTCAGCAAGTGTCTTAACAAGATTATTGTTAGGAACTGCGCCATATGAAGCCAAGCTAGCGAGTAATCCACCAGAAAGGGTAGGATTCTGGACAATTAAACCACGAGCTCTCTCGCCTTCCTCACCAGTAAGTAGCTCTGAAGCTTTAACTAACTGTTGATAGTCAGCTTGATTTTGCGTAAGCCTGTTCTCTTGTACGCCAGTGATTGTCCAGGTACCATCTGGATTCTTTTTTACTGCTGGCTGACTCACATGTTACCTATCTGCTGGTCTACCAATTCTAGGATGCGACGCAAATCCTGGTTACGTGGGTCGCGGATATACATTGCACGAATAGCTTGAATACCGCTATCTACATCTGGTCCCATACCAACACCTTGTGGTAGGTTTAATACTTCAGTACCAGGACCTGGGCCTGCATCTACACCAAAAGTAATTGGTTCATCAGGGCGCTGTGTTGGCGCATCTAATGGAATTAAAGGCTCTTGTACAAGTTGTCTAGCAATACCCATTTGTCCTGTAGGAGTAGTTGGTTTGATAGGAGCAGCGGCACGCTGTTCATTAACAGCTTTATTCATTCCATAGGTAAAGCCTGAATAGTCAGTATTCATACCGCTTTGTCCGTTTCCGCCAAGTCCATTGACATTGGCTGGATTATACTGAGGCGCTGTAGGGCGCGGCCCACCACGATTCTCAACGGCCATTTGTATCCTCCTCAGGAACATAAGAATATTCTTCTGCTGATAACAGCATACCCTTGGCTAACCAAGGATTCATGTTTTCACTTACATCTGTCATAAGATAGCGTGTGCCTTCGTAGTCACTCCACTCACTTACTAATACCCAACCAGTACATATCTGGCTTTCTGAATCTTCTAACTCTTCGGCAAGTACTCTCATCGCCTTATCAATAGCTTGACTAAACTTGCTCATTTGAGCTGCTCTTCTATTTGGTATGGTGGGGCTGTGTATACACTAATTCGTGCAGCCACTTCCATTGCAGCGATGACATCGCTACCCGCGTAAAGCGCTCCAAGAGCGTAACTACCACCGCTTCCGATTGCGTAGAATCCTTCTTCACTTTTCATTACCGCCAAGTCTTGGTCAACATCAAATAGCTCACCACCTACTGAGATGAGAAATTGAAATCTTAATCCATCTTTATTCTTGTCATGAGGTTCATCAAAGTTGTAACCATTCTCTGTAAGACACTTACGAAGAGAAGGCATAGCCTTGACTATCATATAGCGATAGACATCTTTCTTGTCTTTCGCTGAGAATACTGGTGGAATCCAAATGTTCTGAGCAATGTCGCAGGGTGCTACTTCTCCTGCTCCTGCTATTAGTAACGCGCCGCGTGATGATATTTTACGCATTAATGGATGTGAGTAAGATTTTCCACTATCATCTGTAATGCGACTGTCAGCAACAATGACGGACTTGTCTTTGTATTCGACTCCAATAATCGTTGTCATTGTCCCCTCCTAGATTATCGTCGGCGAATAGTTCTTACACTTGCGTTAGCTTCTCCGCCTGATGTAAGGCTTGAAAGAAGACTCATAATATCTGGGCGTCCTTGCTCTACTGTAGGAACTGGTATTTGTTCTTCAGCAAGAGCGCCTCCTACTGGAGCGCCAGCGGGAGCAGGGGACGGTTGCTCAACCATCGGGGCACCAGCAGGAGGAACCTGTTCGACAGGTGCGAAGATTTCTTCAATCGCATCCTCTATCGCTTGTCCTTTTTGGCGAGCTCTAATTACCTGTGCAATCTTAGATACTATCTGACTTGCATCTCCACCTGTTGCAGCAATCTGTGGGATTGCTTGGGTGTATGCTTGAAGCGAAGCAAGAAGAGCTGTACGCATATCTTCAATTTCAATCTTCTCAACTTCTTGACTTACGTTAACCGTAAATGGTAGCTCACGCATTGCCATATCCTTGGAGATTAATTTACCACCAAGTGCTTGTAGCATAAATATCAAACCTTGTGCTGGGTTCAAACCAGCAAGCATACCGTAGCGTACATCAGCAGAGAAATCGCCTTTGATGTCCTTCTTAGGATTATAAGTAATCTCATAAGGAGCACCAGCATCTACACCGCGAATTGTCTTCTCTTCTGGGAAGATAAGTTCATCAACTTGGAAGCAAACTTGAATGACGTCACGGAGGGCGCTGGCGAAGATTGCCTGTGCAGATTTGACCTGAGTATCGAATGCACCCATGAGAGCCTGTACGCCCTGACCCGTGACAACCGATGCATTAATGTTACCTGTACGTCCCTCAGGGTAACGTGCTCCAACACGCAATTCTTGATTAAGCAGAGTCTGCTCAGTAAATGCGCCTTGTGGTAATGTAAGCTCTACGCGTCGTACGCCAGCTGGGTTTGATGTGCGAATAACCGCATCGCCACCAAGCTGTAGCTCTTGTACATCTTGTGGAAGTACGATAGGAGCTTGTACTGATTTCTCTGCTGCTTCCATAGCAAGAAGAGCAAAGCGGTTGCGGAGCAACTGAATACCTAATATG